CGAGATGCTCCAGGTCGGCATATCGACGACCGACACGCCGACGACCATTGCGACGAACCTTTTGGCCGAGCTTGCGACGATGGCCGATCTGCCGGTTTCCTACACGGCGGCGGCGGGCGTCGTGACGTTCAAGGCTCTCAATAAAGGGACGGTCGGAAACCAGATCAACCTCAACGCGAGCATCACCGCGCCGGGCGTAACGGCGACTGCGACGGCGATGACGGGAGGCGCGGTCGACCCGAACCTTGCCGCCGCCCTTGCCGTCTGCTTTCCGGGCAACTACTCGATCTACGCCGTGCCCTACATCGACCAGACCAATCTCCAGACGCTGCGGACGCAGGTCGAAGCGGTATCGGCGTACAACCAGCAGCGCGGGGCGATAGGGGTCTACGGTTTTACCGGGGCTCTTGCCGCAGCCACAACGCTTGCGGGCGAAATAAACGACGGGAGGATGCTCGAAGCCTACCTGCCGGGTTCTTTTTCGGCGCCCTTCGAGATCGCGGCCGCGATGGCCGCCGTGATCGCGTCATCGACCGATCCGGCGATGCCTCTTAACACGCTGGAGCTTGCCGGCATCAATTCGCCGCCGCTTGCCGACTATCTCACCCAGACCGAGATCGAATCGCTTCTGTGGAACGGCGTCACGCCCCTCAAGGTGGACGCGGACCAAAACGTGGCGATAGTGAGGGCGGTTTCGACGTACACGACGAACTCGTCCGGGATCGCGGACCCGAGCTTACTCGACATCACGACGATCCGGTCTCTCGACTACGTGCGCCTGGCGTGCCGGACCGTGATCGGGCTCAGGTTCCCGAGATCCAAGAACCCGCCGGGCATGGCGGCGAAGGTCAGGAGCACGCTTTTAACGACGCTGCTGCAACTGGAGGGGCTCGAAATAGTCGAGAACGTGGAAGCCAATGCGGCCGGGCTGCTGGTCGAGCAGGACAGCCAGACCAACACGCAGCTCGACGCGAAGATCCCGGCGGCGGTCGTGCCCGGACTGCACGTGCTCGCGGGCCGGATCGACCTGCTGCTGCAATAGGAGGCGGAGCGCGGAGATGAGTGCGAAGAGCGCGGAGATGGCAGAGAAAAGGAAAGAGCGCGGGGGAGAGCCTCCCCCGCACCCGGCCGGGAGCCCGCGCCTTCGGCGCACTCGGCAAAAAATACTCTGCGGAAGATTTTTTGAAGGGAGGAAACGATGTCTGAATATGTGTCACTCGTGGCCCTGGAGGTTAACGGGGTAACCATCGACGATTTTGCATCGGTGCAGGAAGGCAAAGTGGAAGTGGGCCAGCAGGTCAAGCTCATGAACACGACCGGTTTTTGCCGGAAGATTGCGCGCTACACTCTCGAAGTCGACTACGTGATCCCGTCCGATTCCACCGAGTTCGATTTTACCACGGTGCAAAACGGGACCCTCACCATCGATTATCTGAACGGAACGCGCAAGACCTACGGGGGCGTGTTCACGATGGATATCGGCGAGGCGAAGTACGACGGGGAGAAGGAAACGCACCGAATGATCGGGCTCATGGCCGTAACGCGGACGACGGAGACAAGCGTACTTGCGGCCGCCGGATACGGGGCCGGCGGGTACGGGCAGTGAGGACGCGTATGAAAAAAATAGTGCTTCCGGTGGCGGTATTTGCGCTGTCAGGAATGCTCCTTATCTGGGGCGCGTTCCGCGCGCCGGCCGACACTTACACGCCCTATCTCCACCTGGACGAGCCGACGCATGGGGAGAAGAATTGGGACGCGCCGCTAAATTACGACCTGACGGCCATCGACACGGCCATTGGGGCTCTGCAAAGCCAGATCGGCAATTATGGCGTGGGAGGCGCGGGCACGGCGAACCTGGCGCTGTATCAAAGCATTATCAATTACAGGACGTACGGCACGACTCCGCCTAACGCCAACGTCCCCCTGCCGACAGGAGGATTGCAGGCCAATTACAACCTGATGGGCCTTCCCGGGGCGGCGACCAGTGTTACGAACGGGGTATCCGGCGGACCCGCCCTGACGCTTGTGGGATCTCCAACGATCAACAGCAGCGGCGTGACGTTCGGAAGCGGCTCGAAATACGCAGTCTCGGCATCGACTTTCCCGAGTGTTAGTCTCAATGGCGGGTTTGCCCTGATCGTGGTTTTGACGGAAACGGCGACGGCCCTAAACGATGCGTACATGTCTTTGGCCGCGACGGCGGACCTTGCGCACGGGGCTTTCTTTTATTCCGGCGGCTCACCGAATCCGAATACTCAATCTTATATGCAGACCCGAAACGGCAATTACCTTTCGAGCGGCCAGATTTACAACAATAATTTGACGGCCCCGATTGCGATTATGATGGCCTCGGACGGCACAAATCTCTATTTGACCAGGCTGGACACCGGGGCGTCCGTGAGCATGACCAATTCGGCAGGATTCCCGGCAGGGAGCCCTCTTTTGGCTATTGGGGCCTATGCCGGAAGTTCGGTCACGAACATATGCACGACGTCGTTTAACGCCTCATACGCCCTGCTTTACAACCGCATCCCCACGCTCGATGAGCAGAAGCGGATATACGGTTATCTGAGTTCGAAAATTTCCCTCCCAAATTGGGAGCGGCCGCAATTGGCAACGGGGGTAAGCCTGCCGGATAACGGGCTGCAGCGCACGCCGATGCTCGGCTGGAGTTCGTGGCTTGTCTACGGCGATTCGATCAGCGCATCGCTCATAGAGGCGCAGGCCGCGGCGATGGCTACCTATCTGAAACCGTATGGGTACCTGTATGTCAATATCGACGACGGGTGGTCGGAGCCGTATCGGATCAATGCCACGGGGGCGATTACGTACAATGCTGCGAAATTTCCAAGCGGCATAAGCGCGGTTGCGTCCTACGTGCACGGGCTCGGTTTGAAGCTCGGGATCTACTCGACGATAGGACCCTGCACGAACACGCCCGGCCTTTTCGGTTACGAGGCGCTGGACATAGGGAACTTTGCTTCCTGGGGCGCGGACATGCTTAAGCTCGACTATGACGCGAGCTGCCCTCCTTATGGCGAGAACTCTTTTAACAGCGGCGCGGGCGCATGGGACATACTCGATACGCTTTGCGACTCGACCACGATGAACAACGCCATCCCGGAGTGCAATTATTACAACTGGGCGGTCTACGGCTATTACGGGGCATATCTCGCGCTGGCGAGCCGGCCGATGGTCTACGAGGTGAGCGCAGGGCCGATTGCCTCTACTCCGACCTGGGCGACCAATGCCGGGGGAAACATGTGGCGATATTGCGCCGATGCGAACCCGGGCGCGGGCTGGACGGATGCAACGCAGGGGATCGTATCAAGGTTCACGGCCCTTGCGGGGAAGCATGGGTATGCGAGCGCGGGGCATTTCAACGATCCGGACGGAATAGCGTGCAGCGGCACCGGAGTCACGAACCAAATGTGCCAGTCCGAGATGAGCCTGTACGCGCTTGCGGCAGCGCCGATCATTCTTTCGAACGATATGACCCTGAGCAGCTTTACTTCGGGCAGCGATGGGAGTCTTGCGACGCTGACCAATGCAAAGGCGCTGGCGATAAATCAGGACGCGGCCGGACTTGCGGGCGATCAGGTGATGACTGCCGCGTGCGGGTCTTATACCTGCCAGGCGTGGGCGCGGCCCCTGTCGGCGGGGAACGCCGCATGCCCAGGATCGGCGGCCTGTTACGCGGTTGGACTTTTCAACCTGGACACGGCAGCCGGCCACAGCGTGGCGGTGACCTGGGCGCAGATTAATGCGGTTTTTCCGGGGTTCTCAACCGGCAGCCACACTTGCCAGGCAACAGACGTTTGGGGGACCGCGGTTACGTGCACGGCGGCAAGCGGGTGTACGGACACGGTGCCGGCTACGGGCGCGATGCTCTTTACGTGCCAATAGGGGCGGCCAGGGGCCGCAAGGCGGCGGCCACAAGGAAAAAGTAAAAAGGCAAAAGGCAAAAGGAAAGAGGCAGTTTTTGGTTTTTGGTTTTGAGTTTTTAGTGAGGGCAAAGCGGCCAGGGGCCGCAAGGCGGCGGCCGCAAGGAAAAAGTAAAAAGGCAAAAGGCAAAAGGAAAAGCAGAAGCAAAGCGGTTGCGAGGAGAAAGGCAAAAGGAAAAGCAGAGGCAAAAAGAGGAGGGATGAGTGATTACGGAAAAAGGAATGCTGCCGGTTGGGATCGAGAAGGACGGGAAGTGGCACAGGGAATTCGAGATACGGCCGGCGCTGGTGAAGGACACGATAGAGGTTGCGGACGAGCAGGAGCCCAAAAAGCTCGAAAATGCGAGCTATTACAGCATCTGCCTTACGGCCAAGGAGATCGTCCGCATAGGCGATATAATCCCGGTGAACGCCGAGCTGGTGATGGGAATGCTCGATGAGGACTTCGGAGAGATCGTGAAGGCAAAAGCGAGGCTAGCTACGCGCCTAAGATCGTTTCACGGATCCCCCGGAGAAAGCGCAGAAAAGCATGCCTCAGAGCGCGCGCCAGAAGATACAGCAGAGGCGAAAGCTGATCCTGGCGCTCCTCAAGATCCGGGTGCCGTGGGAAGCAATTCTTGAGATGCGGGTCGTCGAGGCCATCGATTACCTGGACGCCTGGTCGGAGATGATGAGCCCGGAGAAGCCGAAGAAATGCCTGGTCAGAAGGAAATGATCTTGGATGCCGTCCCGGCAATTGCCGCCATTGCATACCTGGTCGTGTACGTAACGGGCATCATCAGGCGCCGGCGGCGCTGGAGGGAAATCCAGGCGACCGGACGCCGCCTTACAGGCATTAAAGGCGACATGGGCCATAGGGAATTCTGATGTCGAACGCCATGAAAATCGCTCTCACCTTTACGGCAATCGACGCCGCGTCCGGCGCCGTGAAGCTGCTCGAGAACAGAATTCTCCGGCTGGGCAAGGCGGGCAGGCAGGTCAAAAAAGACTTCGAGGACATGGTGTCTCATGCGCAGGCGGGGCTCAAATCGCTTGCGGCGTCTTACTATACGCTTAACGCATTGAGGCCGGGCATACGAATAGCGGCCGACATGCAGGAAGCGATGATCGAGCTGGAGATGAGCCTCCAGCGGAGCGGCAAAAACGCTGCGACCATGACCGAGGAGCTGCGGAAATTTAGACAGGAAGCCGACCGGCTCCAAAAAATCCACCCGTACGGGGCAAAAGAGTTTGCCGAGGCGGCTACGGTCTTCGTCCAGGCGGGAATGAGGCCCGAAGACATCCTTGGCGACAGAGGGGCACTTGCGGCGGCGGGGACGCTCGCGACCATAGGGCACAGCGATCCCAAGGCAATGGCGCAGGCCCTGCAGGGGATAGGGGCGACATACGGCCTTAAAGGGTCCCAGTACGGCGAGCTTGCCAACTATATCCAGAAGATCCACACCAGCACTCCCTTGAAGATTGACGAGGCGGTCGAGGCCCTGAAGTATTCCGGACAAATGTCGTCGGCGATGGAGCTTGGATGGAAGGACACCCTGACTGCGCTGGCGACGCTGAAGGCGCACGGGGCTCCGGGATCGATGGCCGGAACGGAGCTGTCCAATTTTCTCCAACGGCTTACCGGCGCGACAAAGGGGGAGTCGAAGGCGATCAAGGAGGCCGGCTTTGAGTTTTGGGACGAGAGCGGCCATGCGAAATCGATGGGCGACATAATACGGGAGCTGCAGGGGCAAGGCGCGAACCCCAAGATGGCCGGGATGACTCAAAAGGAGAGGATGACGCTTCTTTCCAAGATATTTGCGGCCAGGGGCGAGCGCGCGGCCCTGGCATTCGCCGATACGGGTGATAACTCGTTCCAGGCATTAGGGGAGCGCGCGGGACAATCGGCCGACGCGGTGGATAAGCTCGCCACACGGCTGACAGGGCTGGAGGCGAACCTCAAATCCCTTTCGGGCACTGTCGAAACGGCGGTGGCCAATGCTTTCGATCCGATGCTAAACGATCTGACCGCAATGGCGAAGGCGGCAAACGACCTGGTGGATTCGCTGGGCAAAATGGCAGCGGAGCACCGGACCCTGACGAAGGGGATCGGATACGGGGTTGAAGGGGGCGCGGTCGCGCTTGGCGGATACGGACTGTTCAGGCTGGCCAAAGCGGCCGCTTCCGGACGCAGGGTGTGGAGCGGGCTACGCGGTGCAGGGTCCACGGCGGCCGGACTGGCCGAAGGAAAGATATTGGAGAAAACGGCCGGCGTTACGCCGGTGTTTGTCACGAACTGGCCGGCAGGCGGGCCGGGGAGTGCGGCTGCCGAGGCCGGCGCCGGAAAGACGCTGAAGAACGCTGCGGCGGCGCTGGGGGCATCGGGGATGGGGCCGTTGGCGGTAGCGGGGGCGGCGACCGCCGCTGCGCTGGCTTTCTTGAGAAAGCCGCTCTGGGAGCACTTTACGTCGGACAAGGCGAAAACATACCTGCAGGGGGAAATTCACCGGAGGGACGGGGAGACCGTTGCCAGTTCGCTCGCCAGGATCAAGATGCACGTGACCGATGAAGAGGCCGACCGGCGCTTGGCGCAGTTGAACCAGAAGCTGAGCGAGAGGCCCAAAAACGACATTACGCTCAACATTACGGTCGACCAGGGAGGCCGGGTTACGTCGCAGTCAAACGACCCCAACACGAGCGCGACGGTAAATCTGAAGCGCGGCATGTTTATGCCGTTTACAGACTGAAAAGCCTTCACCGCTTTAAAAGCCTTCACCGCAGAGGCCGGTCGTGGACGGGGCATAGAGAGAGCGCAGAGGAAGGCAAAAGTGGGAAAAAGCATCCAAAATCAGAGCAGATTGTCGCGCGATCTCGGGCGATTCCGAGGCCAAAAGCGGGAACTGTGAAATTTTCAATTTTGCAATGCAAGGCTTTTTCTGCGGTGAGATGTCTTAAGGTGTTTTGATGCCTGTTCTTTACGCTGCAAGCTTAAATGGATTTCCACTTGCCATCGAGACGATCTCGGACGGGTTCGCCAAGGCCATAGCCCGCTACGAGTTCCCGTACAAGGACGGGGCGCAGCTCGAAGACATGGGCCAGAAGGCGCGCACGATCCGGTTCCGCTGCTATTTCTGGGACGCCGCCGGCAACCAGACCTACGACGCGCATATCGATTTTATAAACAGCCTGGCGAGCCAGACCCTTTTCGAGTTCGTGCATCCGACCTACGGGCCGATCAACGGGTGCGTGGATTCGGTATCGATAACGCAGGACGACCGGGAGCGCACGGCGGAAGTCGATATCGAATTCGTCGAGAACCTTCGCGGCACGACCCAGACGATGCAGGACTATCCGGCGCAGGATGTGCTGGCGAGTTGCGAGGACGCTTTTTCGGCGGGCATCCTGCAAACCGTCGCGGCCTTCGGGGCAGAGGCGACGGCCTTTTTGGGTGCTGAGGCTTTTATCGTAGTAAATCAGGTGCTAAATCCGCTGGCGGCCATCGAGGGCCAGTTTGTTGGGCTCTCCATGTCCGCTTTTTCTTTCGTGGGGGCGGTAGCGTCGGGCATGACGGCGCTGGCCGCCGTGCTTCCAGGCGTCGCCAATTCGACGACGTCGCTTCTGGCGGCGACGAGCTTCACGTCCAATCTTCCGGGCATCCTGGTTCAGTCGATAGCGCAGTGCTGCGAGAGGTATATTCTCCGGCGAAAGGGCATCGAGGCCAACCCGACGAACTGGACGTCCACGATTTCGGCCGATTTTGCGGCGCTCGTCGCCGGCTTCACGGCGACTTCCACTTCCAATCCGGCGGCCGTCCGAGTCAATTCCGCGACCATTCCGAAGCTTATCTGGATGCAGGCGGCAAGCGCCGTGTCGCTGGAACTCGCATCGATCTACGCGACGGACCAGGCGAACTGGACCACGGCACAGCAGACACAGCTCCAAAACGCTTTCGACATGCTCGGAAATTACGTCTATCCGGACGTCACGGGCGCGCCGCTCATGACGCAGGCGGACCTCCAGCAGACGCTTTCGGACGCGCGCGCGATGATCCAGGGCGCCATCGATTTTTTCAGGGCAAACGACGTGGCCCCGAGCTGCGCGGCGTCAAGCGTGGACGGCGCCGGATCGTCTCTCGATTCGCTCAAGCAGTCGGCCCTGGCCCTCCAGACGCAGGTCGAAAGCGAACTCCTGGAGCGCGAAGCGCTCCTGGAGGTGATGATCACTAACCCTTTACCCTTGCACCTCGTGTGCCTCATGTATGGGCTGCCGTACAATACGGCCGAGCAGCTCTGGGCGATAAATCGCAAGAACGGGTTGCAGAACCCCAACGCGGCGAGCGGGTCGATCTACGTTTATAAAACGTAGATCGACCCGCAAGGCAAAAGGAAAAAGGAAAAAGGAAAAAGGAAAAAGTGAAAGCTAAAGAGGCAAAAGCGAAAAGAGGAAAGGCAAAAGGGAAAACGGAGAAGCTGGAAAGACCGGTGTTTTAACTTTTGCCTTTTTATTTTTTACTTTTTACTTCGCGAAGCGGAGCGGAGCGTAGCGCGCATGGATAGCGTCAGCCTGGTCGTAAACGGCACAAAGATCACGAATTTTTTGTCGTACCACGTGGAGGCCAATCTCTATACGGCCGACCACGCGTTCAGCCTGGAGCTTAGCCGCCCGGAGACGACGGTTGCGCCGGGCGCGCAGTGCAAGCTCTACATCAATAACGAGTTGGCCCTGACGGGCATAACGGACCGCGTGATAAGGAGCTACGACAAGGCGGGGGTAAAGCTTACGGTCGAAGGCCGGGACCTCATGGGGCTTCTCGTCGATTCGTGCTGCACGACGTTTATGACGCTAAAGGGCGTGACGCTGCAAAGCCTCACGCAAACGCTTCTCGCGAAGGTCCCGTTTATCAACCGATCTCAGGTCGAATACCAGCAGGGCCTCACGGCGAGCAAGAATAAGAGCGGGCAGCCGGCGACGGGCGGCGGGTCGCTTGCGGCCATCGACGTGCCGCAGGCGTACGCGCAGGTCGAGCCGGGCATGACGATATTCGAGGTCTTGAGCAATTATGCGAAATCGCGGGGGTTCATGTTTTTTTCGCTGCCAAACGGGACTTTCGTCTTCGGGCGGCCGAAGGCCCAGGGCGCGGCCGCATACAGCCTGACCTGCCGAAAGCCGGGGCCGCAGAACAACGTGCTTTCGGGAGAGGAAAACCAGGACATCTCGCGCCGGTTCAGCCAGGTCACGGTCATGGGCCAGCAGCAAGGGACAAACACGCTCGCGGCGGCGGCTATAAACACGTCGAGCACGGCCACGGACAGCAGCTTTCCCTTCTACAAGCCATTTGTCACGCTCGACAATAATGACCAGCAAAGCCCGGCGCTCCATGCACGGATGCTCCTGGAGAAGCAAAAACACGACGGCTATTCGCTCATCTACAAGACGCCGGGGCACACTCAAAACGGGAAAGCGTGGACGGTAAACGAGCTGTGCAAGGTCAACGACGAGGTCCTTGGAGTCAACGGGACCTATCTCATTTTCGGCCGCACGTTTGAGATGAGCAAGGACGAAGGCACCCACACGCACCTGCGGCTTGGGCCGCCAGGCCTCGTGGCGTGAGGCAGTTATTAGTTTTTAGTTATTAGTTCTTAGTTTTGAGTTTTCAGTTTTGAGTTGCCGGTTCCCGATTGGCTAACAACTAAAAACTAAAAACTGGAAACTAGAAACTGCGAGCATAGCGAGCTGAGCAATGAAAATGATTCGAAGCATTCTTTCGAGCGTGGTCGAAGGGGCGATTAAGCGCTTCTCGGGATCCGGCAGGGCAAACGAGACGATCACGGACCGCGAGGTCTTTCAGCACTTCGGATTCACGTCGATGCCGCTTGAGGGCGCGGAAGGGATCGTCCTGAATGAGGGCAATCACATCGTAATGATAGCATCTGACGATCGGCGCTGCAGGATACCGGTAGGGCCGGGCGAGTCGTGCCTTTACAATGCCTACGGCGATTACGTGAAGATCGATCGGAACCGCAATATCACGGTGGTGGGCGGGACATCGGTGCAGGTGCAGACGCCGGAGCTGACGGTTGAGGGCGTGAACGGAGCATCTACGAACATCAGCGTTAAGGGCGACGCGGCCTTGACGGGGAACGTGGCTATCGACGGCAACCTGGCGGTTACGGGGAACATTACGGCCACGGGGACCATCACGCCGGGCGCCTAGCAATTGTGGCCCTCTTCCAGCGGAAACGAGGATCGCGGAGGGCTTTATGGAAAATGAGGCAGATTGCTCATGAGCCTGGCCGGCAAGGGCGGAGGCAACGTAATCGAGATGTGCGGGTCATGCGACACATGCAGGCGAGAGAGGCTTATGTGCCCGCATTTCGATCCTCCCGGCACGATATGCGGGATCATGGCCGACAGGCGGGTGGAGTGCCCATATCATATTGCACGTAACCGCTTAAAGCTTACGCCCCTCGATGGCGAGGAAAGATGATTTTGGCGGTAGATTTCGCGATCAGCATATCGGGCTCACAAGGCCAGATGACGTTCGAGGAGATGTCGAGCCTGGGCAACAACGTCTTTCTTTCGCTCATGGTGAAAAGGGGGAGCTTTTTTCAGGACCTCAATTTGGGATCGCGGCTCTACCTGCTGCAGCGGGCCAAAAATACGGCCCGCAACGAGGAGTTGGCTATTTCCTACGCACAAGAGGCGCTGGCGTGGCTGATCTCTTCGGGCAGGGCCACGAGTATCAATGTCACGGCGCTGATTAATCCGGCCTGGTCCATTTGGGGCATGAAACTGGACGTCCAGGTGTTTCAGGCGCCGGGACAATCCGTCACTTTCACCATCTATACGCCGGTGGTTTG